AATCAAAAGTAGATTATTTAGTAATAGGTGGCGGTGGTGGCGGTGGTGGTGAAGAAGGCGGTGGCGGTGGAGCTGGAGGATATCGAGAATCTAAAACTGCAGCCGTTTCAGGTTGTTGGTCAGCAAGTCCTTTAGTCGCTGCTTGTGGTTCTTTAGGACCTTTTAATCCTGGACCAATTACAGTTACAGTAGGAGGTGGTGGAAACGGAATTTCTTGTGGAACCACTCCAGCTCAATCTGGTATTGCATCAACTTTTTCAACAATAACATCTGCTGGTGGTGGTAGAGGTGGAGATCAAATAAGTCCTACACAATCTGGTGGTCCAGGAGGTTCTGGAGGTGGTGGAAGTGGTAACCCTGGTACAACAGGAGGATCAGGAAATACACCTCCTGTAAGTCCTGCTCAAGGAAAAGATGGTGGAGATGGTTCTGCAAGAACTTCTGGTGCTAATGAAGCTGGTGGTGGGGGTTGCGGAGCTACAGCGTGTGGAACTAATGCTTCCGCTAACACTGGAGGAAATGGTGGTGCAGGAGCAACAAGTTCAATTAATGCCACACCAACAGCAAGAGCTGGCGGCGGTGGAGGTGGAGTAGGACAATCTCCAGGAACAGTTGGTACAGGTGGTACAGGTGGTGGAGGTACTGGAACAAATAATAACACAAGAGGTTCTGCTGGAACAACTAACACTGGAAGTGGTGGCGGTGGAGGTGGTGGAAATGCTGGAGCCTGTGGTGGTGCTAGAGGTGGTAATGGTGGTTCAGGTTTAGTAATAATAAGGTATAGATTTCAGTAGTTGAATGATAATTAAAATTAATATATAAGGAGAAACATTATGGCACATTTTGCAAAATTAGGAGCTAACGGAAAAGTTATCGCAGTATTGACATTAAATAATGGTGATATGTTAAACGCTGATGGTGTTGAAGATGAAACAGTAGGTCAACAATATTTAGAAAGACACAATAATTGGCCTGCACAAATGTGGATTCAAACATCTTATAATACATCACAGAATAAACATAATTCTGGTGACGATTCAAAAGCATTTAGAGGAAACTATGCAGGCATAGGTTCTGAATGGGACGAAGATAATCAAATTTTTTGGCCTAAAAAACCTTATCCATCTTGGGTTAAAGATATTTCAACTGCAAGTTGGCAATCACCAATTGGTCCTAGACCTGAATTAACTGAAGAACAAAAAGCACAAAATACAGCTGGGACTCATAAGTGGGACTCTTATTGGAATGAAGCAAACCAAACTTGGGACTTGACAGACGGTTTAGCATAAATTAAAAATGGTGGTGGTATGCAGAAGAAAGTATTAAGCGAACAAGCGTTATATTATGGTTATGTGGCAATGCCTAAAAATTGGGATATTGACCAAAATAAAATTCAAGCAGATATTTTAAAATCAACAATTAACAAAACAAATTTTCCATTCTCACGAACATTTGATATGTTGAATACATATATACGAGATCATATTAATTGTGAGTATGGTTTTACTTTAATTAACAAAAAAACGTGGGGAAATATTTATAAACCTCAAGAGACAACAATTCCATTATTAAATATTGATCCAGTAGATTTACGTAACTCACCAGATTATACATTACTCTATGGTGTAAAAGTCAAAGATTGTATGGTCAGAATACACTATGAGGATAATAGACGTAAAGGTAGATCTTGGGATATACCTTTAAAAAATAATAAATTTGTTATGTTTCCATCAACTAATATGTATTACTTAACCAATAACCAAAAGGATAGTTTAAATTTCGTACAAACTATAACGTATGAATATATCTAATTATTATTGGTATTTTAAATCTGCACTAACATCTAGATTTTGTGATGAAGTTATTAAATATGCTAACTCACAAAAAGAATCAATGGCTAGAACGGGTGGTTATGGTGATAGAAAATTAAAAAAACAAGAAGTAAAAGATTTAAAAAGAAAAAGAAACTCTGATTTAGTATGGTTAAATGATACCTGGATATATAAAGAAATACATCCATATGTGCGTGAAGCAAATAGAGCTGCTGGTTGGAATTTTGATTGGGATTGGTCTGAATCGTGTCAATTTACAAAATATAAATTAAATCAATATTATGATTGGCATTGTGATAGTTGGGATAAACCTTATGACAGAAAAAATAAAAATGCACCTGATCACGGAAAAATTAGAAAACTATCTATGACTTGTCAGTTGACAGATGGTTCAGAGTATAAAGGTGGTGAATTAGAATTTGATTTTAGAAACTATGATCCACATATGCGAGATGAATCGAAGCATAGAATACAATGTAAAGAGATATTACCAAAAGGTTCTATTATTGTATTTCCTTCGTTTGTGTGGCATAGAGTTAAACCAGTAACAACTGGCACAAGATATAGTCTTGTTGTTTGGCATTTAGGAAAGCCGTTTAGATGAAAATATTAATTGTAGGTGGTGGAAGTGCAGGCTGGATGACAGCAGCTACTTTAGAATCACAATTTCCTAATTATCAAATATCATTAATAGAGTCTAAAAATATATCTACAGTTGGTGTAGGCGAAAGCACCCTTGGACAAATAACTGATTGGATGCGATTACTTAAAATTAAAGATAAAGATTTTATAAAACACGTAGATGGAAGTTATAAATTAAGCATAAAATTTACAGATTTTTATAAAAAAGGAGAGGCTTTTCATTATCCTTTTGGACAACCAGCTATAGCACAAACAAAAGCTGACACAAATGATTGGTGGTTTAAAAAAATGTTACATCCTAAAACTCCTTATTCTGATTATGCTAATTGTGTGTATCCACTACAAATGGCTTATGTTAATCAAAATAAATTTGATATAAATCAAGTAACAAGAGCTTATCATTTTGATGCAACAAAATTTGGTTTATGGTTAAAAAATAATTATTGTAAAAAAATAAAACACATTATTGACGATGTTGTTTCTATAGAACAGGATAAAAATGGAATTACATCTTTAAACAATAAATATAAAGCAGATCTATACATAGACTGCACTGGATTTAAATCTTTATTATTAGATAAAACTTTAAAAGAACCTTTTGAATCATACTCTGATATGTTGCCAAATGATTCTGCCTGGGCTACAAAGATACAATATAAAAATAAAGAAAAAGAATTAGTTCCATATACTAATTGTACAGCTATTAAAAATGGTTGGGTTTGGAATATACCTTTGTGGTCAAGAATAGGCACAGGATATGTATACTCTAGTAAATTCGTAGACGATGAAACAGCATTAAAAGAATTTAAAAAACATTTAGGCCAAGAAAATTTAGAATTTAAAAATATAAAAATGAGAGTTGGGATACATAATAGACTATGGGTTAAAAATGTAGTTGCGATTGGATTGTCTGCTGGATTTATAGAACCTTTAGAGAGTAATGGTTTATACACTGTTCACGAGTTTTTAATAAAATTAATTAAAAATTTACAAAGAGATAAAATATCTCAATGGGATAGAGATAATTTTAATTATCAATGTAAACATATGTTTAAAGAATTTTCTGAATTTGTAGCAATGCATTATGCTTTGTCTCATAGAGATGATACGGAGTATTGGAAAAACTGTTTTAATAAAACTTGGGACAATACCTTAATAAATTTAGAACATAGAGCTTTTGCTGGTTTTAAAGAAGCCGTATTTAATAGAACTTACAATTTTAAATATCCTAGTTCTACAGGTTTACATTGCATAGCTGCGGGTATGCATTGGGCACCTACAGAGAAAATTTCTTTGATTAAAGATGGAGGGTTTAATGAAGAAAAACTTGAAAAAGAGTTTGAAGGATGTATTAATAAATTAAATGAAAGAAAGGAATTATGTAAACAGTTGGTTACAGAAAAATCAAGTTTGTTTTCAGTTTTAAAAAATGTACATAAATAATTATTTTAACACAACCATTTGGTCAGAACAAAAACCAGAGTTTGTAAAATCTTTAAATAAAGCTTCTAATAAATATATTAAACAAGCAAGAGATAGAAACAAAGAACAAATAAAAAAACACGGTGACTTTGGATTATCTCATCACTCAACACCATTAACAGCGGATAATAATTTTTTAGATTTTAGAAACTATATTGGTCAAAAGTCTTGGGAGTATTTAGACCATCAAGGTTATGATATGTCACAATACACAACTATTTTTAGTGAGCTATGGGTACAAGAGTTTTCTAAAAAAGGTGGTGGTAATCATTCAGCACACATACATTGGAATCAACACGTATCAGGTTTTTATTTTTTAAAGTGCAGTGATAAAACATCATACCCAATCTTTCACGAACCGAGAA